TCCATTTGTAGTACCAAGATACTTAAAAGCATCACACGAAATTTATGGTAGATCTCCAGCAATGACAGCTTTGCCAGACGTTAAGATGCTAAATGAAATGTCTAAGACTACAATTAAGTCTGCACAGAAACAAGTTGATCCACCTTTACTTGTTCCAGATGATGGATTTATTTTACCAGTAAGAACAGTTCCTGGTGGATTAAACTTCTACAGAGCAGGAACTAGAGATAGAATTGAAACTTTAAACATTGGTGCGAACACTCCATTAGGTTTAAACATGGAAGAGCAAAGAAGAAACTCAATTAGAAATGCTTTCTATGTAAACCAACTAATGATGCAGAATGGTCCACAAATGACAGCAACAGAAGTTATCCAACGTAATGAAGAGAAGATGAGATTGCTTGGTCCAGTTCTTGGTAGACTTCAATCTGAATTATTAAAACCATTAATTGATAGAGCATTCTCTTTGATACTTAGAAAAAATTTATTCCCACAAGCACCAGACTTCTTAGCTGGTCAAGATGTAGAAATTGAATATGTATCACCTCTTGCTAAAGCACAAAAGTCTACAGAGTTACAATCTATTATGAGAGGTATAGAAATATTAGGATCATTAGCAAATGTTGCTCCAGTATTCGATCATGTTAATATGGATAAACTTGTTAAACATTTAATGGATGTTGTAGGTGTTCCACAAAAAGTTTTAAAATCTAGTTCAGAGGTTCAAGCAGATAGACAAGCTGCACAAGAACAACAAGCACAACAACAACAAATGGCACAGATGCAACAATTAGCTGAAACTGCTGGAGCTGCTGCACCAATGGCAAAAGCATTACCAGATGAAGCTAGAGCATTAATTAACGCAGAGGAATAATAAAACCATAGAAAGGATCTTATGCAAGATGAAAAAGCTGTACACGAGTACATTAAAAAATTAAAAGATAATTATAAATTTATTTTTGAATCAGATGAAGGCAAAGAAGTTTTATCTGATCTAGAAAAAAGATGTCACTTTTATTCTACTACTAACATTAAAGGAGATAGTCATGAGAGTGCATACATGGAAGGTCAACGTAGCATCCTTCTATTTATTAAACAAATGCTACAAAAGGAAAAGGATAAATAACCATGTCAGAAGAACAGACAACTCAAGTAACTGAGCCTGTAGAAACGACACAAACTACAGCACCTGTTGCACCAACTATTGCAACAACTAATACTTCTACTCCATCAACTTGGAAAGAAACTATTAGCGAGGAATTTAGAACTAACCCTAACATAGAAAAGTTTACAGAGATTGATGCTCTAGCTAAAAGCTATATCAATGCTGTATCTATGATTGGTCAAGATAAAGTTCCTGTACCAAATCAAAACTCAACAGAAGATCAATGGAATGAAGTGTATTCTAAATTAGGTAGACCAGAATCTCCAGACAAATATAAACTGGAAGTTAATTCTGATTTAGTTCCATTAGATGAATCTTCTGTTAAATCTTTTGCAGAGAATGCTCACAAGCTAGGTTTAAATAATAAACAAGCTCAAGGTATCTTAGAGTATTATAAAAACTCTATGGAAGGATCTGCACAACAAGCACAAATTGATACTGAAACTTATCAAGCTCAAGCAGAACAAGAGCTTAGAAAAGAATGGGGTAGATCATTTGATGAGAATATAAAAAAAGCTGGAGCAGTTGCTAAAGCTAATATGGATGCAGAAATATTAGATCTAACTTTATCTGATGGTAGAAGATTAGGAGATCATCCTGCAATCATAAAAGGTTTTGCAAACATTGCTAATCTTATGTCAGAAGATAAAATGATTGGTACTGGAGAAGATAATGCAACATCTGGTAGAGACATTGAAACTGAAATAAGTTCACTTGTTAATGACAGGGATGGTCCATATTGGAATAAGATGCACCCAGATCATGATAAAGTAGTACAACAAGTATTTACTTTAAGAACAATGATGAACGAATAATATTATGAATGACAAGGAGATTAGGTTAGAAATATTAAGAACAGTTTTAGAAAGTGGATCTGAAAATATTAAATCTAATCCCTTGCCAAAGTGTGAAGAATATTATAAATGGATTTCTATGGAGAATGAAAGTTCTCCTAAGAAAAGTAAGATAACTCGAAAAATAAACTCTTCGAACCTTACTGACAACAAGGAATAGACTTGTAGTCTAAAAGACTTTAAATCCAAGAGAAGCCAGAATTTCTGAGAACGTCTCTGTTTTGTTTAACATTAACTTAACATATAGGAGACATATTATGTCAACTGAAATAACAAAAGCATTTGTAGAACAATATAGTTCTAACATACAAATGTTATCACAACAAAAAGGTTCTATCCTTAGAGATAAAGTAAGATTAGAATCTGTTACAGGAAAGAATGCTTTCTTTGACCAAATTGGTTCTGTAACTGCAACTGCTAGAACTGTAAGACACAGCGACACTCCACAAGCAGATACTCCTCACTCAAGAAGAAGAGTTTCATTAGCTGACTACGAGTTTGCTGATCTTATTGATGATCTAGATAAAGTAAGAATGCTTGTAGATCCAACTTCTTCTTATGCAATGGCTGCTGCTTATGCAATGGGAAGAGCTATGGATGATGCAATCATCGCTGCTGCTTTAGGTTCATCTGACACAGGTGTAGCTGGTGGTACTGCTGTTGCTTTACCTGCTGGTCAAAAAATCGTTGAAGCTGGAACTGCTGGTTTAACTATCGCTAAATTAAGAGAAGCGAAAGAAATCATAGATCTAGCTGACGTTGATCCTTCACTACCGAGACACATCATTGTATCTCCAAAACAAATCACTGATTTGTTAGGAACTACTGAAGTGACTAGCTCTGACTTTAATACAGTTAAAGCTCTTGCTCAAGGTGATATTAACTCATTTATGGGTTTCAACTTCTGTGTATCTAACAGACTAGCAATTGATACTAGCAAAAGAAAATGTATCGCCTACGTACAAGATGGTGTTGCATTAGCTGTTGGTAAAGATTCAACTGCTAGAATCGATGAGAGATCTGATAAAGGTTACGCAACTCAAGTTTACTATTCTGCTGCATTCGGTGCGACTAGAATGGAAGAAGCTAAAGTTGTAGAAGTACAAGCTCACGAAGCATAATTTTAATGCTACTTTGATGGGGGGAGCAATCCCCTCATCTTCAATATGAAAACGATAAAAGATCTAGAAACTGTAATACACTTCAAAAAAGGTAACTATGTTTATAGATACGTTCTTGTAGATAGGTTTCAAAACGATGGTAAAAATCATTATGGTTTTGACGCAAAACAAGGTAAGACAATAGAAGAACTTTACGAATTAAAAAAGAATAGACAGATACGTAGAAAGTATATTATAAGGAAGTGATATGGCATCAGTAGTAGACATTTGTAATGGAGCATTAAATCAACTAGGTGCGTCAACTATACTTACACTTACAGAAGATTCAAAGAACGCAAGACTTTGCAACGCAAGATACACACAAGTTAGAGATAGTTTATTTAGATCTCATCCTTGGAATTGTTTAATTAAAAGAGTTGAACTTGCAAGAGATACTGAAGTTCCTTCTTGGGGTTTCTCATATCAATTTACATTACCTGCTGATTGTTTAAGAGTTCTTACAATTTTAAATTACGATTATGATTATAAAGTTGAAGGTAGAAAAATTTTAGCAAATCATGGAACAGTTAAGATTCAATATGTTGCAAGAATAGATGATGCAAATCAATATGATGAATTATTAAGAGAAACTATTTCAGCAGCTTTAGCTGCTGACATTGCTTATGCTGTAACAAGTTCTAATCCAACAGCAGCAAATATGTATGAACTATTTCAAAGTAAATTAAAAGAAGCAAGATTTGTAGATGCTACTGAAGGTTACAATACCAATCCAGATAATGGTCAATCAGATGTGATTGGTGCATCTTCATTTATAAACTCAAGGTACTAACCTATGGCTAGAGTTGCTGTTGAATTAACAAACTTTACAGGTGGTGAGCTATCTCCAAGATTAGATGGTAGAAACGATATAGCTAAATATAATTCTGGTTGCAAAACTTTAGAGAACATGATTGTCTATCCACATGGTTCGGCATCAAGAAGATCTGGTACACAGTTTGTTGCAGAAGTAAAAGATAGCACAAAAAAAACTAGATTAATTTCTTTTGAATTTTCAACAGTACAAACTTACATATTAGAATTTGGCGATCAGTACATTAGATTTTATAAAGACAATGGAGTTATATTAGATGGTGGTTCACCATACGAAATTAGTTCACCTTATTTAGAAGCAGAACTATTTGATATTAAGTTTGCTCAATCTGCAGACACTATGTATATTTGTCATCCTAATCATCAACCTAGAAAACTAACTAGAACTGGTCATACTAACTGGACATTGGTTAATGATGTTATAATTAATGGACCATTCATGGATCACAATGTAGAGACAACTACTTTAACTCCATCACATAAAACTGTTGGAGCAACTTCAACTGTAACTGCAAGTTCAACAACAGGTATCAATAGTAATCAAGGATTTTTATCTACAGATGTTGGAAGATTACTTCATATTAAAGATGGTCATTTAAAAATAACAAGTGTTACTTCTACTACTGTTGTAGTTGGAACTGTTATTGTAGACTTAGGAATTACTACTCCTATTACAGATTTTGCATTAGGATCATTTAGTGATACTACAGGTTATCCTGCTTGTGTTACTTTCTTTGAACAAAGATTAGTATTTGCAGGAACTATTGCTCAACCTCAAACTTTATTTTTTTCAAGATCAGCAGACTACGAAAACTTTGATGATCAATATCACGAAACTGTAGCTGATGATGATGCTATTGTTTATACAATCGCTTCTAACCAAGTTAATGCAATTAGGTTTTTAACAGCAACTAGAACATTAATTATAGGTACAGCAGGGGGTGAGTTTGCAGTTAATGGAGCTGGTGTAGGCGAAGCTATTACTCCAACAAATATTTTAATTAACAAACAATCAAATCATGGTGCAGCAAATGTAGATGGTATTGCTGTAGGTAACGCAACATTATTTTTACAACGTGCTAAAAGAAAAATTAGAGAACTAGCTTACAACTTTGATGTTGATGGTTATGTTGCTCCAGACTTAACAATCCTTGCAGAACACGTTACTGAATCTGGTATTACCCAAATGGCATACCAGGAAGAACCTAATAGTATTGTATGGTGTGTTAGAACTGATGGTCAACTTTTAGGATTTACTTATCAAAGAGAACAACAGGTTACTGCTTGGCATAGACATATTTTTGGTGGATCATTTGGTAGTGGTAATGCTGTAGTTGAAAGTGTTGAAGTTCTACCAACAGATAATTCTGAATATCAAGTATGGGTTATAGTTAAAAGAACTATTGATGGTGCAACAAAAAGATATGTAGAGTATTTACACAATCAAGACTTTGATGAAACAGATGATACTTCATTTAATTATTTAGATTCTCAATTAGCTTATGATGGTTCAGCTACAACTACTATAAGTGGATTAGATCATTTAGAAGGTGAAGAAGTTTCTATACTTGCAGATGGTGCAACTCATCCAAATAAAACTGTAAGCTCTGGTGCAATTACTTTAGATAGATCTTCAACTAAAGTTAAAGTTGGTTTACCTTATGTTTCATTATTACAAACAATGAGAATAGATGCTGGTTCACAAAATGGTACATCACAAAGTAAGACTAAAAGAATTTATGAAATCACTGCTAGACTTTACGAAAGTATTGGTATTGAGATTGGTCCAGATCTAGACAACATGGAACGAATACCATTTAGATCTTCAGCTAACTTAATGGATAGTGGAGTTAATGTATTTACTGGGGATAAAGATATAGAATTTAGAGGTAACTATGAAACAGATGGTTTTATATTTGTTAGACAAAATCAACCTTTACCTTTAACTGTTTTATCGTTATACCCTAGATTAGTTACAAATGATGGATAGAATACTAGATATAGTACCCTACAAAGGTGAGCATGGTGCATACATTATGAAACAACAAATGAACCATCAGTTGATGGATAAAGATATGGAATTTGAAGGAGACGCAAACAACTTGGTACAAGATAATTTAGCATTCACAGGATTGGTAAATGATAAACCTGTCTTTGCTGCAGGAATGAAATTAATTTGGAGTGGTGTTGCAGAAGGTTGGGTGTTAGCAACTAAAGAAGTTTGGGATCATCCTTTACTTGTAGCAAGAGCTATTAAGAAAGACTTTGCAAGAATTGCTAAAGAAAATAATATCAATAGAGTTCAAACTGCTGTAAGAGCAAACTATACAACTGGCTTAAAATTTGCTAAATGGTTAGGATTACAGGAAGAAGGATTAATGAGAAAATTTGGTTTTGATGGTTCAGATCAATATATGTGTGCGAGGGTATTCTAATGAGTTGGCAAATGGCAGCAGTAGCAGGAATAGGTGCAGTAACAGCTTCACAACAAAATGCTTATGGAAAATTTAATCAAGCTGTTAATAACAGAAATGCTTTAGTTAAAGAACAAAAAGTTGAAGCTATTGATAATAAACTTGAACTAGACTTAGCTTCATTTGATAAAGAATTTAGAAAACTTGAAGGTAACACTTTAGTTAAAACATTAAAATCTGGTGTTACTAAAGAAGGATCTGCACAAAGAATTGAAAAATACAATTTAGCTCAAGCTGAATTAGAAAAAAGTAAAATGGCTTATGATGCAGAAATTAGTAAGGCTCAAGCATTTGAACAAGCTAACTTTGCAAGAATCTCTGGTCAAATTGCTAGAGAAGAATCTAAAACTGCAATGTTAAGAACAGCAACTAGTGTAGGAACATCATTACTTACAATGCAAGGATAATATGAGAGATTATAAATCAGAATACGCAAACTACCACTCTAAACCAAAACAAAAAAAAGATAGAGCAGGTAGAAATGGAGCAAGAGCAATAATGAAAAAGAAATATGGCTCTAGTTTATTGGGTAGAGATGTAGATCATAAAGATAGAAACCCAAGAAATAACAGTGTAAGCAATTTAAGAGTACAATCTAAATCAACAAACAGATCAAGAAATTCATAGACTATGCCAAAGATACCTACATTCACTTCAACAAGATCTATAACAGCAGAAACAGCATCTGTTGGAAGTAACATTCAACTTAATGTTAATAACACACCAGCAAGTGCATTAGCACCAGTTAGTGATTTTATTCAAAAAAGTTATATTAAAGAAAAACAAACTGAAGCAAATAATAAATCCTACAAAGCTATTAATGAATTTTATGAAGATCAAAAAGATGAAACGGGTAATGTAATTCAAAAAGGTTGGCTAACAATTTCAAGTGAAGCTAAACAAAAAGAAAATCCAACTGAAGCATCTAATTATTTTGATAGCGAAATACAAAAACTTTATAATTACAATAAAACAAAAAATTATAAAAATTTAAATAATTTTGAAAAAAAAGCTATTGATGCAAAATTTTATGCAACTACTGGAATGCTTAAAACTACAGCTATTCAAGAAGCTAGATTAAACATGATACAGCAAAACAAAGATATTGATGATGATACTTTTGTTAAAGAAGCACAATTACTTTCACAAATGGGTACAATTTATATTGAGCAATTTAAAAATGTTATGACTTCAAGAATTGAATCCAATCCAGAATATGATGATGGAACTAAAAAAATATTAATTAAAGAATACCATACTAAAGGTGTTGAATTTTTAGCTAAAAGTATGGCTTCATCAAAACCCTTACAATTTAAAGAAGCAATGAAAGAAGATAAATTTACAGATGTTTCTGCTATTAAATTATTAGAGTTTGATGGTATAGCAAATGAAAATATTAAAAAACAAAAATTTGAAACATTATTATCTGGATTAGATGTACCTTTTGATTCAGATCCAAGAGATTTTGTTATTGCTAATGAAGAAATTCAAAATAAAAATTTTGGTAACAATGAACAACTACAAGCAATCTATGCTAGTCTTACCCCTCAAGAAGTTGTTGAGTTTAAAGAAGCATACAAAACAAAAGCTTCTGCAATAAGAGCAGATAGAAACATGAACATTTTAACTGCTGCACAAGTTGGTAAAGTAACTGCTGCACAAAATACAAATGAAGTATTTAAAGATTTTTTTCAAAATAAAGGAGTATATAATCAAAAATTAAAAGAATTATTTCCAGATAATTTAATAGCAGTTGAACAATTAAGTGAATTTAGTTTAAAACTTTCAGATGGTAGTGCTAATCAAGTTTCAAATTTTGATAAAAATGATGATATAATTAAATTAATTATTAACGATGAAATAAATAGTGTGTATGATAAATTTACATTACCTGGCGAAACTGAATCTTTATCTGTAATAGAAAGAGCCGGTAAACAACTTAATGTTGCTGATGCTCAATATTTAAATACTCTTTTTGAAATTTCTGGTGAAAAAGGTTTTAAAGAAAATCATACAAAGTTTTTTAAATTTATAGATATGTTTGGATTAGAAGTTGCAGGAAGTTCTGCATTAAAAAGTTTAGATACTCAAAGAGATAAAAGATTAAATAATTTTAAATATGCAATGTACAATAGATATATTACAGGATTACAAAATGGTCATACTGCAGACGAATTATTAAAACCAACTAAAGGAAATAAAAAATTTATTGGTTATGATTTTCATACATATATTCCAAACATGAATGATGTATTTAAAGATATTAGTGAAAGTATAAAAAAAGGTAGTGAAGATCTTCCAGATATACCTGGACAAAAGAAAAAAACAAAAAAAGAATTAGAAAATGAACTTGGAAGAACTATTACTATTTCAGAGTACGAAGAGCTAACAAAAGGAATCTAATGGCTACATTAGCAGAGCAAGTAAAATCCTATGAAGAAGCAGGTTTTAGTTCAGAAGAAATATCTGCTTGGACAAAAAACAAAGCTAAAGAATTAAGTGAAGCAGGATTTTCTACTCAAGAAATTGCAAAAGATTTAGGCTATAAAGAAGTAAACTTAAAACCTATTAGAGCAGCTTGGGAAACTATTATTAATCTTGGCAGACAAGAACATGAAAAAGTTTATTCAGAATTAGAATCGTTAAACGCACAAAACGATGACACACCTTTTATACGAAAACAAAAAGAAAATTTAGTTGGTCAAATATTTGAACCAGCTCAATATTGGAAAAGAGGTTGGGATGCTGGTGTTTGGGATCTTCATCAAAGTTATGTTAATGGAGAAGAGATTCCAGCAATGTACACTACTGATATGCCAAACGATACAGGGTTTTTAGAAAGAAATATAATGAACATAGCAAGATTATCTAAAGATATTATTCCTTATGCTGCTGCTACTGTACCTGTTGCATTAGCCACTAGAAAAACAGATGCTAGTTTAGCTGCTGGTGCTTTTGTAGTTGGTTCTATGAGAGAAACATACTTACAAGCATTACAAAATGAAGAAGTAAATGGTTTTAATGAATTTTTTAAAATCTGGACACAAGAAGGTTGGAAAGCTGGAGCAACTGAAGCAGCTCAAATTTATGCAGCAAGTAAATTGGGTGGATTATATAAAGGTGTACTAGCAAAAACTGTAGCACAAACTGTAGGGTTTGAAGCAACTGGTGCAGTTCTTCATGGAGAAATGCCAGGCAAAGAACAAATGGCAGACAGTTTATTTTTATTTAGTTTGTTTAATTTAGGTGGTGCTGCAATAGCAAAATCTAAAAGAATTATAACAAAGAACGATAGAACTCTTCCAGAGTTAGCAGAAGATATGGTTGTTCACAAAACAGTTTTAGAAGATGGTGCAAGTAAAACAAATGAAAGACCAAGACATTATGGTGATGAAACAACTGTAACATATAAGCCAGAAAAATTTAAAGAAGGTATTAAATTTGAAACTAAAGCAGAAGAAACTATTTTTAATAAAACAAAATACTCCGAAAGAGAACCTATAACAACTTTGCCAGAAAAACTTGATGCAGTAAAACAAACAAAAGATTCTGCTGTTACAAAATTTGTTGACAGACTTCATCCTATTAAAATGGTTATAAGAGAGATTCAAAATACAAAAAATATGAAAGATGCTTTGAATGTTTATGAAAGATTTAGATCTTTACTTGGAATGGAAAATAGAGCAGGAGCTGCTATTGAGATAGGTACATTTGATATTAATTTAAAAACTAATGGTAAATCTTTTAAAGAAATTATAGAGCCTATATTTGAAAAAGATTTTGCAATACCTGGATTGCCAGAAAAAGTTCCATTTAGTTTAAAAGCAAGAGATTTAAAAAATAAACAAAATTATGCAGAGTTTAATAATTATGCCATTGCTAAGAGAGCTTTAGAAAAAGGAGATCAAGGAATTAAAACTGGTATTCCTTTTGAAGTATCAAAAGAAGTAGCTAACAATCCAAGATTAATTAAAAAATTTGAAAAGACAAGATTAGAGTTAATTGAATATAATAAAAAATTATTAGAGTACGCAAGAGATAAGGGTTTACTTACCAAAGAAGCATTTGATGCTATGGTAGAAATGAATAAAGATTACATTGGTTTTGCTAGAGTAATGGAATTTGTTAAAGGTGAAAAGAAAACAAGTGTATCTTCTTTAAAAGAAATGAAAGGATCTGAAAGAGATATAATAGATCCTATTGAAACAACTTATTCAAATACATTTGCTCTTATTAAAAAAGCAGAACGTAATTCTGCTATAAATGAATTTTTAGATGTTGTTGAAGCTTCTCAAGTTAATGGTGGATTTTTAGATATTCAAAAAAAACAAGTAACTAAAATTACAAAATTAAGTTTAAAAGAATTTGAAGATTTTGGTATTGATACATCTAAAATGTCAAACAAAGTTAAAGAAAATTTACAAGTATTTAGAAAAGAGTTTGATAAAGTTGATGGTGATTCTGTTGGAGTTTATCGTAATGGTAAATTTGAAGTATGGGAAGTTGGAAGAGAATTAGCAGAAGCTTTAAAAGATTTTGATCCAAGAACAAGTAGAAATTTAATGTTTGGTATTGCTAGACAACCTGCAAGTTGGTTAAGAGCTGGTGCTACTTTAGCTTTAGACTTTGTTGGTGCTAACTTTCTTAGAGATACAGTTCAAGCATCTATTTATAGTAAGTATGGTTTCTTTCCAGTAGTAAGTTCTATGAGAGGGTTGTTTGATATTATTGCTGGTAAAACTGGTTTAAGTAAAAAATCACAAAAACTTTGGGAAGATTGGGTTAAATCTGGTGGTATGCAATCAACAATGTTATCTCTTGATAGAGCTGTTTTTGATAAAGCTGCATTTGACATTGTCAACAATGGACCAATTAGAAATAAAGCTTCTAATCCTATAGAAATATTAAGAGTTATTTCAGAAACATTTGAGAATGCTACAAGGATTTCTGAATTTAGAAGAGCTTATAATGCTTCTATTAAAAGAGGATTAAGTCATAAACAAGCTGTTGAAAGAGCTGGTTTTGAAAGTAGAGATATAACTTTAGACTTTGGTAAAATGGGTACAGAAATGAAAACTGTAAATCAAATATCTGCTTTCTATAATGCAAGAGTTCAAGGTTATGCAAAACTTTATGATGGTTTTAAAGAAAGACCAGGAAGAGCATTACTAGCAATTAGTGGTGGTATTATGATACCTACTGCATTACTTTGGTTTTTAAATAAAGATGATAAAGATATTCAAGCACAACCAGAATGGGTTAAAAGACATTATTGGTTATTTGCAACTGGTAAAGGTGAAGATAAAGTAATTCATAAAATTCCAAAACCTTTTGATGTAGGTGTAGTTTTTGCTTCTTTGGTAGAATCTTTTTTAAATCATAATTACAGTAAAGATGAAACAACTAAACAACAATTAGATGGTTGGTGGAAAGATTATTTATGGCAAACAGGAAAAGGATTTATCCCTACTCCACAATTTGTAATGCCATTTATTGAAGGTGGTTTTAATGAAAGTTGGTTTAGAGAACAACCTTTAGTACCACATTATCTTGAAAAAACTTTACCTAATAAAATGCAATATACAAATTACACTTCTGAAAGTGCAAAATTAATAGCTGCTGGTGTTTATAAGATGATTGGTATTGATACTAAATTTAATAATCCAGTTATGATTGATAACTTTATGAAAGCATGGAGTGGTACTTTAGGTAGATATATAATACAAGCATCTGATAAAGCTTTAATTGAAAGTGGAATGATTGATGATCCAATTAAACCTACAGATCCTTTATCATCAATGCCAGTATTCAGAGCTTTCTTAGCAAAAAATCCAGATTTAAATTCACAATGGATAACTACTTTTTATGAAGAATATAACGAACTTGAAAAACAAAAAAACATGGCATCTGCTCTTGAAAAAGAAGGTAAATCATTAGAAGCACAAAAAATTATAGACAGTATTCCTAAAGCTAAATTTCAATTAGCTTATTCTGCTGATGAAATAAAAGAATATGGTGCTATGATAAGAAATATATATAATAATAAAGAATATACTGAAGATGAAAAGAGAGAATTAATAGATCAATTTGCTTTAATAATGATACAAGCAGCTAAAAGATCTTTAGATATTATGAATATAAAGGTTGATAATAAGTAACAATAATAATATAGAGATAACAATATGACAATATCTAGCACTACAGTAAAGAACTCCTACTCTGGTAATGGTACACTAGATACTTTCAACTATACTTTTAAAATTTTTGCAGACGCAGATATTCAAGTTATTATTAGAGATGCAACAGCAACTGAAACAGTTAAGACATTAACTACTCACTACACAGTTACTGGTGCAGGTTCTGCTTCTGGTGGAACTATTGTATTCACAGCAGGTAACATTCCAAGTGCTACAGAAACTGTTGTAATAAGAAGAGCATCACCACAAACAC